TTTGTTCTGGTCATTAAGCCATTCAGCAAACTGATCGGTAGTCATGTCTCCGAACCCCGTCCATGCCACGATGTGCATGGTATCAGACGTAGGCGGGTACAAAGCCTTCAGCTCAATGACGGCTTCGATATCTTGAGTAACGTGTATCATGACGTTCTCTTTAAGCCATGCCATGCGCGCGAAAGGGCAAGGGGCTAGTCCTCCGTGCTCATCAGACGGAGCTTCTAAGACTTGCTCTGACCAGTCACGTATCTCTTGCGAGATTAGGACAGCGTTTTTTTCCCACGTATCCACGCAACTAGAACCTTCCTCTTTCCTATCCATACGGGTCTCGCTTGATGTACTAAATGTGATGGAAATATAGCGATTGACCCCCGCCCACGGGGGGCATATCGCGACTGTCCTTCACCGATAATTTCTAAGTTTCCGCCGACGTAATCGTTCTCGTCTGACAACTGTATTGTTACTGAGTATTTCCGTGTAGCTATACCGTCAGCAGAATTGTCGACGTGACGTCTATAGAACTGGAAGGGGCCATACTCTAGGTATTGGAGGGATTCTATCTCACAATCTTGGAGGTCGAACTTGAGTGTGCGCTTGTTGATTTCATGAACGCAGGTGAGAATTTCTTTGAATAGCCAATCGGACTGGAGGTCGCGATGAATCCATCCGCTCTTGCAGTTACGGGCCAAGAAGTTTTTTAATGTGCCTCCCTTCTTTCCCATGACCGACGCCTTGTTTAGCGTTACGTCAGTAGTAAGTTTAATTATTTCTTCGAGCTGTGGCCCTTTGAAAAAGTTATGTAATGCAAACCATTTCTGTATGTGCATGTTGGCCCTCCTGTAGTACAGAGAGTACGCCCGATTATTTCTTTGGTCGTCCTAAAGTCTTGACGACGTCCGTGCTATATTCCAATAGCTCCTCTTCTGTACCATCGCCTTTCATTTCATTGGCTTTGCGGCTGGTTAGCTGAATGTTTTCCTTAGTGTACCCCAAAGAATTATCAATCCTGTCCAGAGAAACATTACTTGAAACCCTGCCTTGCCCACGTGTGGCTGTGAGCAATCGGCCAGTAAGGACGCAACGACCATTCTGTTTTGCGTAGATTTCGTAGAGGATTTCAACCGTCAGGCTTTGGCGGCTGTGGACTTTAGTAGCCCGCGTACCTGAACGCCATAGAAGAGACCTAAGAGCATGTGACATGTTCCCGTCTAATCTGGCTATTGTAATTTTACGTGTGCAGGATTTGCATCTTCCGTAAGGTTGACCAGCCCTTCCTTCCCTCTCCGCAAGTGGGCCTGATCTACATCTAAATTCTGATAAGTTAAGTAATTGTTTGCACTTCCGACAACGCCTCACCTCTGGGCTGGGCATCAGGGTTATCTATAAATCCTTGTTGCTTTAGGTATGCCTTGTAGAACTTCAAGAAATCATCAAGTCTTAACAAGCACAGGCTATCACCTGTTGGCATTCTATTTTTTCTATTGATTACGATAGGGGCATCTGGGCTGCGGGTCTTGTCGATGTTACGCTCAGCTTGGCGCAGCGCGTCATGGAAGTTCAGACGTTCAACTCTCTTTGCTTCAACAAACAATTCTGGCACACCTAGTAAGTCTGCGCCGCCCGACATGCCAACATGCCCACCGCCTGATAGTGGGGCTCGAAAGCTCTCGATACCTGTCTTCTCATTGATGTAAGCGGCCAATTCACGTTCGTAATTGTCGCCTTTAGTCTTCATCCCTCGACCACTCAATCGTCATACCCCATAGTTTTGCGGCATGGCTTACAGAAGAACCAATTCTTTGGTCTCTTCTCGTTACCCCCGCATGACATACATGGGCGCACCCACGTCTTCTCTTCAAAGTCACGGCGGACTTGATACTTAGCACCGTCAAATTCCTGTAGTCCTTCACGGACTAGGATTCTTTTAAGTGTGTCTACGCAACAACCGATATGTTGCGCGAGGTAATGGTAAGAGTGAATGTGATGTGATCCACGGAGCCAAGTCAAATCCGTGTCACTGACACGAACAATCTTCGGCATTAGTTACTCTCCTTCGCACCCCCAGTTACGGGTTACCTGTACTCTACGGAATACAGAGCAAAATATCAACACCTAAAGAGTGATTTTTACAACGAAGGGGGTTGATTAGATAAGCAAATAGCGATACACTCGCCTTGTTCGGATGCGGGAGGACGACGAAGGGGTCGCTTGCGCACCCCTTCGAGAGACCGATGCTTTAGAACAGCTAGTCTACTAGCACTTAGCGAGTGTATCGTTTCTCCTACACCTTGAGGATACCTTGAATAAAGCCACTCGTGAAAAACAAAAGCTATATGACGAATGGAAAAGTAAGCGAGACGTTAAGGCTTCTCCCCAGAAGGTTTACCCCCAGTCATTGACAGCTAATCAATGGGACATAGAAATTGAACAGAAGAGAGCGGAGAACAGACGTAAGTTCCCAGAATTTGCAGCGTTCTATGACGAAGTCCGCAAACATTTTCCGGGAGCTTACGTTACAAGCATCACGATGAAGGGAGATCAATCTCCAGCCAGTCCCGTATCAGACGTAGCGGACGCGCAAGACGATCAGCAATAACTGTCGAGTCGAACCCATCAAGTGCCATGTCTTTAGCTTTCTGCTTCGTTGATCTGCTTGATACAATTATCTTTTCATCTGTATCATTGTGAGCAGCCAAGCCAAGCCATTGAACCCTGTCATGTATGTCTGTCCATTCACGCACCTTCCCGTAACGAATTTCCATAACCATGTACAAGCGGTGGTTGGGCGGTAGCTTAGCTTCAAGCTGTGGCCAGATGGGGGTCTCATAAGTCCCGTCGTATATAGCCGCATTCTGCTTGGCAGTGTCCTCGTCCTTGTAGACTTGGGCTACTCTTATCTGTGTCTCAAGAACTGTAAGCTGGTTTGTACTACCTGCCTCTCTTCCCACACCATCCAGCGATGGCTTGTTCGAGTGGTGTAGCATGATGACTGACAGCCCACTGTTCCGCAAATGCACGGCCAGCTTGTTGATCTTAGCCCATTCGTCTGCTGAGTTTTCACCAAGTCCGGGGTAGGCAGATCGGATCGTGTCAATTACGATGACGTCTGGGTTGGCAAACTTAACCCAGTTCTGTAGCTCTATCAGCCCTTCCCTATGGTTTAAGTCCATCTCTTTCTTGTCAACGAACGGTGTCCATATGTTGAGGCGATCTTCTGTGTTGCCATGAACCTGACGCATCTCGATCAGACGTCTGGCAATCGTGGCCATACCCATCTCGAAGTCGAGATATAAAACTCGTGCAGGTCTACCGATTTCAAACGGCCCAAAGTATTTTCTGCCAGCGCATAGGGCTGACATTGCATGTTGCACAAAGAGGGATTTACCATGGCCTGAATAACCGTAGACCTGCACTATTGTATTAGCTGGTAGCCATGGTTCGATCAAGTAACTTTTAGCATCTGACTCCTGTAAAAGTTGCTCAGCATCCTCCATCAAAATTAGCTTACGCTTCCTCGGCTCCTCGTCTTTACCTTCCTTGACAAAAGGTTTGTGAACATAGTCACCTTCATCGTTGAACCTGTCGGGATGGTTCCTTCTCTCGGCTTGTTCCATTGATAGAACAGTTGCCTCGAACTCCCTATCATCAAGCCTGTCCTCGAAGAACTCACGCATGAAAGCAAAGCCCCTGACACGCAACTCAGCACCGAAGTACCCTTCCCTAACAGACTCAGATATGTATTGCATCACCCGCTCATTGCGCCCATTACCAAGACCGCTCGGTATCTTTAGTGAGGTAGGGAATGTTGCCTTCACGTATGCTGCCGTCCTATCCCACTCACACATAAGATCATCTGGGCTGAATGGAGTGACTGCGGACAGGTCAAGATCACCAAAGTGAAAGTCACCCTCCGTCCGAACAGGCGCAAGACTAGGCTTCCAGTCCTCCCACGTGGGCATTTCGTCCCAATCGAATACGTGCTGCGGATAATCCCAGACGTAATTGTTTGAGGGAGGTAGTAGCGCGTAGCTACCATCACCTCTGAAGTCTAACCCATTTATCTGTGGCCAATCAGCTCCCCGGCTATTTACTCCAGCTCTAGGGCCACGTCTTACATCATCTTTGGGGTTCTCGAAATACAGATGTATGCCACGCTTGGTCTTTACCTTGATAGGTGACCGCATGTTTGCATCGAATGCTGCATGAGCAGCGTCCTCATTATCACAATCAACCACAACCACCCCTGATATAGCACCAGTAATGATTGCTATGTCGTGGTCAGGCCATTGCGTCCACCATTGCTCAACCTCCTCATAGGTAGGCTGTCGGTCTTGATACTCTCTCCATTTAATAGCAGGTCTCTTACCCTCTGGCCGGATTGGTATGATAGACCAACCCCTATCCAGATACTCCTGTGCCGCTTCCAGTTTCGTTTTCATTGTAATCCTCATCGTCAAAGTAAATGTTAATGTCTAAATCTGGTCGAGCTTCTTTGATCCGCTCAAGTACGCGGCTGGATATATAGCGTCTCTTGACCCACGAATATGGGGCGGTTCTTACAACACCTGCGATCTTCGCGGTCATTGATGCACCACCGCAGTCGCGGATGAGGGCTTCTATGTTCAGCCTAATCTTCACGTTTTTCTCCTATTGAATTACTACTTGCGTTTCTGTGTGTCTATCCTATAATACACCTGACGGTTATGTAAAGACACCATTCGAGTATCGCTGGTGCAAAAAGCGTCAAGGAGAAAAATATGATAGAAGATGACTGGGACATTCTTGAAGGTACGAAACTTCAGCCTAAGAGTGAACTTGCAACGATAGCAGCCGATAGACTTGAGCCAATGGCGACTGAGTATCATGCTCTAGCAATAGAGAATGAGCGCATTAGCGAACGCATGGGTCAGTTGGAGGGAGAGATGGGTCATCTCTTTCCCCAAGAAGCAGGTGAGTTGGCTATTTCAACACGCACATTCGAGGTTGTTGTAAGACGATCTGAACGGTGGTCATGGGATAAAAAACTCTTAGAAGAAATTTATTCACAGGGGGAAATACCTGATTACGTTAATCGAAGTTTGACCGTCGATAAGCGGAAGTTTCTAAAGCTGCCGCGTGTCGAACAAGACAACCTCAACCCTGCGTTAACCCGCAAATTAGACTCACCGAAAATAAAGGTAATTCGCCATGTTTAAAACAATGAATACTTCGTCCCTTCAAAAAGACGGGCCGATTAAAGTTCTGCTGTACGCTCATCATGGGTATGGAAAAACTTACCAATGCCGTAACTTTGAAAACCGATATGGCAAGGGATTAATCTTGTCAGGTGAATCGGGTTTGAAATCTGTGGAAGATGTCAACATCGACTACATTCCTTTCAGTTCGTGGGACAAGACCAATGATCCAGAGCAAGGGATATATAGCTTCAAAGGTATCATTGATATCATTAAGTCTAAGGACTTTAAGGAGGCAGGTTATAAGTGGATATGTATTGATTCACTGACTGAGTTGTCTGAGCAACTGGTAGCTCACCTCGAAAAAGAACATGAGCACAGTGCTAATGGCTTCCAGATGTGGGGTGACTACAACCGCATTATGCTTGGAGCATTGAAGTGGATCAGGGATTTACCCCTTCATGTTTATGTCACGTGTCTAGCCAAAGAAGAAAAAGACGGCAACGACGTCACCCAGTATTGGCCGTTAGTGAAAGGCGCGTCTGTATCTAAGCACGTCCCTGCACTCTTCGACCATGTCCTTTGTGGTGTCAGAGCCACAGAGAAGAACGACCAAGGCACTCCAAAAGTTAGGCGTTATGTCGTGACCGATGAAGTATCTGGTTGGCACGGCAAAGTTCGCGACCCTCGTAATAGGCTTAAACCTTATGAGGCCGTTGACGACATCACCGCATTGTTTGCAAGAATGGCAATGCCAGACGAAAATTATGACACATACGTTAAGGCAAAAACTGCCAAGAAAGGAGAAAAAGCATGAGTGATTGGAATGGTTTTGGGTCATTAGACCTAAGTGGAGTTGAGGAAAGCAAGGGAGGCAGTATGCTTTCAGTTGGTACACACGTGGTTAAGTGTACTGAGGCCGACATGGAGAGCTTCGGTGCTACCGACTCCAACAAGCGGCTACGTTGTGAGCTTGTATCTGAAGAGAGCGCAGGTAAGTTGAATCATAGCTTCAACATTATTCACACTACGTCTGACATGGCCCAAGAGATTGGGCGTCGTATGCTCAAGTCTTTCCTTGTGGCTGGCGGACATCCTAATCCAGACAAGCCGGGTGATGTTAAGACGATGAAAGGTCTTAAAGCTACCGTCGTTGTTGGCATGGGTAAGCCGTACAAAAATAAGAACGGGATTGAAGTTCAGTATCCTGAGATCAAGTCCTTTGATGCGGCCCCGAATAGTTCGGGATCAGCACCAGCTAAGGACACCTTCGATGATGACATTCCATTTTAAAGTGAGGACGTAAAAGTGTGGTCATCACCACTCGAACTGTATCCTGTTCATGTGTCGTCAACAGTTGCGCCACATGGACAGGTTTACGTTAAGGAACCTCAAGTGGTGAGGCCATTAGATTACACAATCGTACAGCCACCACGGGGGCCGTATGAAGTTATTACTTACTCTAAAAAATTGTGGATTTGTTAGATGATTAGGGGGAGCTTGCTCCCCTTAATTTTATAAGGGACTAAGATGAAAGCTACTGAAGTAATAGAGGCAATAGACGCAGGTTACGTGGACGAGAAGCGCGAGAAGGCTCGACGCTATATCGGTGCAAGTATTATCGGCACAGCTTGTGAGGCTGTTCTTGGATATAACATGCGTGGGTTTCCTAACGAACCGCCGGGGCCAAGACTTAAAAGAATATTTAACCTCGGCCACATACTAGAAGACGTGGTGGTTAAGGATTTAAAAGAGAAAGCAAAGCTCCGTGTTTGGGAAGTTGATGCACTGACAGGAAGACAGCACACATATCAGGCTTGGGGTGGGCATATCGTTTGCCATACGGATGGGCTTGTCGAAGACCCCGATGGAACCGTCATGGTTTTAGAGATCAAGTCTATGAACGACGCATCCTTTAGTAAGTTCAAGAAGTCTGGCGTGAAGGTAAGCCACCCACAATACTTTGGACAAGTTCAAATGATGATGGGCATGGGCGAACTGGAGCAAACATTATTCGTCGCAATAAATAAAAATAATTGTGAGTACCATGTGGAGGTGATTGACTTTGATGATTTCGAATACTCATTTATTAAAAGCAGAATTGAAAGAGCCGTTACTGGTCAAGTCAGAAAAATCAGCAAAGACGCTACCGACTGGCGATGCAAAGGTTGCTTTAAACGGGGCGTTTGTTGGGGTGATAAAGAGGTTGACCCCAGTTGCCCAACCTGTTCGTTCAGCGTCCCCCGACCAGATGGCAAGTGGCAATGCACAAAGCTGGACGACGAGGCCGTCGAGTTATGCCCTAATTACAGGCAGTACGAACCACTCCCGAAGGAATAATATTGTCATGGCATTTGAAAAAACTAAAAAAGAATTTCACGATCTGTCTGAAGAAAGATCAAAACGGTTACGTCAAATAAAACAATGTGAAAACGATATTGTTTCAATAACTGAACGCCTTGAAACATTAGGTGTAAAGGATGACGGTAGCCAAGAATACATAGATCAATTCTCTAAAGCTAAGGATAAGCGCAGACGGTTGCGTGATGAAGTTGCAGACTTGGAACACGTCGTGAGGATGACTGAGTCAGAGATCAAAGCACTGATGATGGAATATCAGTTTGTCGTAGACCTAGAAGACGAGGCTTAGTAATGGATAGATCAGACTTGCTGAAACAGGCAGAAGCTCTAATCAATGGAGACAGGGCCAGTGATTATGGTAGTGCTGGTGCAAACTTCTGCCGAATTAAACAGGGCTGGAATATCATTATCCAAGCCGCACTCACAACCCACGGCGAAATTAATGAAGGTCATGTTGCTCTTATGATGGGTTGGGTAAAGATAGCCAGACTCTCGCAGTCGATTGACCACGAAGATTCTTGGGCTGATTTAGCGGGGTATGCCGCATTGGGGAGTGAGCTTGCTCCCCCTAAGATATATTCTCGATCTGAAAATGCGGCGAGTCCATTGTCGGACGGCGACCCTGAGAACGTCTGAGGTCAACGTATTCATTAGATAACTCTTCACAGGTTCCTTCGTGTTGAGTTAGTGGCTTGTGCCAACCTGATCCCCAAGTAATGTCGAACTCGTAACCCATTCCCCGCACTTCTTCTGCCGCAGACTTGATCGCATCAGCGATCTCGTCGTACACATTTGCCTCCCAGCACACGTCTGATCCGACGTAGGCGACACAATCTATTGCGTGAGAATACCCATCATCTTGAATGAGGTGCTTGGATTTCATTGTCCAACTTCTTTTAGCAGCGACGTGCGCTTCCTGTTCTTCTATAGTTCTAACGCCACATGTAATGCCGAAGTCTATTTCTGTGCGCTTAATAGCTAATTTGGCTACTTCCACGAGGAAAGGATGTACACCTTCCAGACGTGAAAGGCTACGCTCACTGAGTGAAAACATAGTATTCCTTTCTAAAATATATATGCACCAATGAGCACACCAACGGAGAACGTAACTCCGACAAATGTTTTGTGCTCAAGGCCAGCAACAATCTCGTTCACAACTGCTGAAAATTTAGCAATCAACTTATCTTTCATTTTGAAACTCCTTTGAATTTCTCGAATGTCCTTAGTGAACCAAGCCCAAGTAACCCACCTAACACGGTCATTAGCGCACTCATGTCAAAGCTCGGTAGTTCTGGTACGGGTTGTCCCGTATAGGTCAGGATGAATATTAAGAGTGGCTGGAAAACAAAGTGCCAACCAAAAGCTACTGCGCAAACCCACCCAACCAGAGGACGCCAAGACGACTGAAACCAGTTGCCTTTTGCTTCCATCTTGTTGACTTCAATTTGTGCAAGCGCAACTTCATGACCCATCTTCTCGGCCATAGTCGCTATCTCGTGAGCAAGTGCAGACTTCTGATCCTTGTCCTCAACAAATTTGTCGAGGATAGCGGACACTGGGCCTATAAGTTTATCTAACATGGATATCTCCCGTAAATTAACGTGATGCCATTCTGATAAACTACCGCTCTTTTGTCGTCCTTATGTCTTCTTTGAGGCGAGAGCTTGCGCCCCCATGTACGTGCCGACCACACCAGCTTGGGCTATATAGAACAACCCAAGTAAATCAGAGAGGGCATTCACCCTCCCGATAGGGATGATCGGACTGAATAACAGGATCGTAAAGACAAGCATGGTTACCATAGCGCACCAAGCCATACGTTCTTGTTGCTGAAATTTCTCTTCCTTCAGCTCCATCTCAAGCATCTGTTTGGCTTTCGCCATTTCTTCGTCAGTCACCGTACCGTCTTTGTTAATGTCATACTTGTTGAAGCTAGAGTCGTCCTCTAGCTGTTTAATCATGAACCACCAATTCCTTTTCCAATTCCACCACCAATTCCACCACCAAACTTACTCTTACGCTTGGTCTGTTCTCCAGCAACCGTGTCTACGATACCCTCACGTGCTCCTCGTATTCCGCCAATAATGGGGATACGACTTGCAAGCGATCTAGCACCTGACCTTTCCTTAGCGTTACTGTCATCGTTGCCAAGGGCCATGTCATACGCGCCACCTAGAACATTCAGGCCATCACCAAACACCATGCCGAAACTTGGCCCCATGATTGTGCTGGCTATTCTTGTCGCACCGTAAGCACCGTTATCGACTTGCTGTACAGTGCTGTGAAGTATGTCTGCCAGCAAACCAAGGCCACCCATTTGTAGTAAGCCCTCGAAGTACCAGCCAACAAAATCACTGCCGTCACCATAAGTCTTGGCATCTCCGCCCAGCATTTCAGCTAACTGACCTATGTTTCTGACGCGAACCTCTGACTCATTGGAGTCTTCGCCGCCCCGGAACTGAACCACGTCTTTTGCGGACAATGCTACAGCACCCATTCCCGGCCCAACTGTTGCCATATACATGGCTGGCTTAAAGTTACCTTGCTTCGCCTCCTCAACAACATAACCAGACAGACGTTGCATCATTAGTGGGAAAGACTTTAGCTGGAATAACATAGCCATCCACGGGTTGTTTGTAGCCATAGGCATATCGTTAGGATTGGGCTGGAATATAGTCTCATCCGTAAACCTAAGCACCGCAGTTCTAACAGTTCTGTCAGTTAGAAGTTCGTTGTCCAAGGATTGCTTGCCCCTTGTTCCATTAGGCAAGAAGTCAGCCATACCGTAACGAGTTAGGTATCTATGGGCAGTCCTGTACTGCGTGTTCTGCTGACTCACAGGCCGACTAGGATCGAAGTGCTTGGATGCTTTTGTTTGATTCGCCTTGAAGCTGTTGAAGCCAACACTGCCAGCTAGCTGCCGCTGCACATTCGTCCATCCAGTTAGACCTGTAAAGTTAAAGAACGCTTGAGACATCTTATTATCAGGCGAGCCATACATGTAGATCATGCGCTCATGGATAATGTTTTCCATGGAAGTGCCGATATCATGAATGGCTTTCTTATACTCAGGATCAGACGCCAGTTGGAATAAACCTTTCGCCCAAGACTTCATTGACCCGCTTCGTATAAGAGGTAGAGCCGGATCACCCAATGAACTGAGCGTAGTAAATCCTAACAGCGTAAGGTTCTGAGCAGTCCTCATTACTTTAGAAATGCTTCGTGCCTGTTCAGTGCCAGAGTTTGATGTAGGCTTTCTCATGACGAGAGCCATTGCGTCGTTTGCAAAGCTCACGTCTTCGTTTTCAAGTCTGGCCTTCTGTCCGCCGAAGTCTTGTAGAGCACCCATGATTGCGTCTGCTCGCCTTGAGTACGCTAAACTGGGCATACCGTCTGAGCCAATAGGGGCTTTACGAGCCAGCAGTTCTTTTGCCGCAGCAAATCCTTTCTGCTCATACATCCTTACTAACTGGTCAGCGAACTCTGTACCTGCCCCTATGTCTCCCTCGAAAGGCATGAAGGCCGTTGAGCTTAGTTGATACTCTGTTGGGCCAGTTGTTCCCATGGTGCTTCTATTGACCACAAACTCTCTATTGGTAGACAGAAGTTTAGCAATACCTTCCCGACCCTTTTCAAGAACAGTCATGTAATCTGTGTAAGCATGTGAGTTTTGACCCAGCTTCTCCATATATGTCAGACGTCGAGTCGTTCCTTCAAAATATTTAATCAGCAAGAATCTAAGATCATCTTCCAAGAAACCTTCGAGTGCTTGCATAGCCGCAGGGTATTTCTCCAGCTCAATCATACGACTGTAATCAACATGGTCGCTGGTAGGGTTCTTAGACCCACCCATAGATGGCTGCATCTGACCCGTTTCTTCATCAGTACCAAGTCTAAGGAACATATCCTCTGCGAAGTCATTGACCTCTGCATTCGTAGGAATGTCAGCTCCCATCGCAGTCTTCTCTAACTTATAGTAATAAGCCATAGCCTCTTTAAACTCGCTTTGGTTTGCTACTATCTTGTCCTTGCTCCAAACGTGAGGCATGTAGTTAGGGCCACGATCACCGATCATAACTCCTGCTTTACGCAGGTCTGTCAGTTCCTTTCGGAAGGCTGCACGTATGGCTTGAGCAACTTTCTGCTCCTCTGGGGCAAGATTTTTATAGGGCCGTGACGTCTCGCCATGCCGTAATGCTTTAACAATTTTCTTATACGACTGCGGCTGGAACCTTGCGGCTGTATTTGTTGGATTGTTATCCTTCATCCAGCGCATGAGTGTGCCATCAGCATCAGGTAATGCCTTGAGCATTCCCTCAATAGGCATGTATTTCTGCGCGAATGCTTGAGATTGATCTGGCCAGAAGTTCTTATACCAGTCACCCAGCCAAGTCATTCCGACATTATTCAATCGGTCTGACTGGCTTAGTAAGAAACCTTTTGAACTACCCCGCTCCAATGCTTTATTTTCTTTGGGGCTAAGTGTTCTTCCACGCATCATTGACATAACTGCGCCCGACGTTGATGGATCAACGCCAGTGCCTTCTAGCATTTCGCCAAACATACCTGCGTCTACGTCCTTAACAGAGTCAATATTTTCATTGAGAGCTATCTCGGTAAATAGATCGCCAGCATCTCCCCGGCTAATTGGTGCGGGTTCACGATGGTACAAAGATGAATCAGTAGCATCGAAATCATCTGCCTCGACGTGCTTCACGTTAGCGGGATCGAATACAACAACACCTTGGTAACTTATGCTGGAGCCTTCATAGGTTTCAGTGTTAGCCATTCTATCTGTGCCATCAATATTTACAGTGTTGTCATGCGTTGTGAGTATTCCATCATGGCCCAAGTCTTCGAGCGTTTCATTCAGCTCATTCTGTGCCTGAAGTTTGTTGCGACCACTTTGACGGTAGAAAGATAAGAGAGCTTGATAAGCCTCCGGCCCATCCAATCCACCTTCATTGAAGTCTGCTAACAAAGAGTTAATTGCTTTTTGATTTGTTGTCTCTGTCATCTCAGCATGTCTGAGAACCGACTGAATAAGTGGGTCTGCTCCGCCGTGATAGACGGTTCCACGTTGGAAATCGACAGGGTTCTTAACGCGCACATAGGTTGGTAGGACAAGAGGATCGCTCTTGATGCCAGCTTCTGTCAGGTTAGTGAGATAAGACTCTTCCATCTCTACTAAGTCATCAAGTATTTCTCTTAGCGCACCCAAGTTTTCTGCGTCCATGTCTGACGCTTGAGCCATGTAATACTTTCGACGATACTTGGATATAGACTTACGAACTTCGTGAAGGTCTATTGAGTCGAAGATAAGTTCTTCCTTAACCTCATCGCTTATGTTCGCCATCTCCATAATCTGAGATCGCATAGACTCCGGGGTTGGTTTACGTGAGAAGACTTCGCTTGCAACCGTTGGGCTGTTCGCTAAATAAACTCCCGGCCCATAAAATCCACGAACACTTGGTCGTAAGATTACGTCTGGGCTATCACCTTTTTTGAAAGCATAGCCATTCGGTGTGCCATGGTAGAACGGGATGACACGATCATTACCACCATTGCTTATGCCATTGCCTACGAAGTCTTTTATCTTAGCCATTCGTGGTCTGGGTGAGGATGAGAAGCTATCGAATGTTGCAGACGCTGCAATACTTGGATGAAGTGCTGCTCGTTGCTTAGTCACGTCTGCTAGTGGCGACTTAGATGGCCGCTCAAACATATCACCATACAAGAACATACGACGGAACTGCTGCTTGATGTCATCTCGTCCGACTAAACCATTCACAACGTATGAAACATACTCGATCATCTTATCTAAAGCACGGTCAAAAGAGTTGCGCATCTTCAGCTTAGCAATATCGCCAGTTGCCATAGCTTCAAGTATGTCACCTCTAGTAACACGCTCGGCCATATACTCTGCCAGCTTCTCAGAGAACCACTCTTTTACTAGAGCGTCGTTCTTGTTAGTGAAGTCGTTATACTTGTTGCCATATGCAGCTATTACACGGTTCTTTACTGTGTCACTTGAAGCTGAATATGCTTCTCGAATAGCATCCATCTCAACACTATCTAAGACATCTGATCTTACGATCATATGACCTATCTCGTGGACAACATCGAAGGGCGAAGTGTTACCTTTAGTAAGGCCAATAGATAAACGACGCACATCACTTCGTAGCTTCTTAAATTCAGGGCTTCTCAAGTCTGCGTAAGACGCTGATGGTGCTTTGTCTGGATCACCCCCGGCAAGTCTTACCAAATCTTTAGAAGACAAGACGTTGGTATCAGCTAGATCACCCTTAACAGTTTTACCCATCAGGTTAACCATACGGTAGGTCATGGTTCTGGCTGTTTGCTGTGCTTCAGGATCACGATGAGTGATGAAACTTAGCATCTCCCTTACCGCTGCTCGTGAAGACGCGGGGATACCATCATTAGATGGGACACCCATGTTGTCATTTACTTCGCGCTGAACAGCCTTGTTAACTACAGTCGCGTCGATTGTAGCAAGACCCTGTTTCTTCAGACCTTTGTTAGTTGCTCTCCGTTGCAGCTCGTAGGTCAGCTCACTAATTCTATCGCTGTCCCCTTCATATAGAGCATCCATTAATTGATCTCGAATGTCAGGTTCTCTTGAGTTCAAGACTTCACGAGACACGCCGACCTTCTCGGCGGGTAGAGGCTGAGCTTTAGTTTTGGTTACGATTTCTATCGCTATCTGGTCACCACGTTCAGACCCACGATGATCCACATACATTTTATGTAGATCAAGCAGTTGTGATGTCTTAATCTCTGGCGCACTTGTCGCGTCCAAGTTGCCTTTTTGCTTAGCTCTAGGCCGCTTGTTAGCGGGTGTTTTTGCTACAATCGTGGCTTCTCTAGTTAGGGCGTTTTTAGCACGAACATTCTGCTTCTTGGTTCCCCTAGCTTTAGTGCTGGCCTTGGATCGCACAGGGTTTTCACCGTCCGCTTTAATCTTTATGCCAGACGGAGGACTGCCACCTTCTGAATTTCTGTAGGCTGTTTCAAGACTCCGTTTGACGAAGCTAATCATTGACTTAACTGACGACGCATTGAGGTTTTTCATTCCTCCGGGTCGAGTTAAGTCGTTGATAGCCGGGTTGTCAGACGCAAAACCTTTCAGGTAAAAGTCTCTCAGTGCATCAGCAATCGGTAGTGGATCATCCATTACCGTCATGCCTTCTTCCAACCAAGCTGGCTTATAACCAACCAAGTCTTGACCAAGACCTTCATATTTAAATGGCTTGCCAGTGACAATTTCATCAATGTTTTGTATGCGTTGGCGGATGATATTAAGGTTGCCCTTTTGGAACCCCTGACCACCAGCCGCCACAGGGCCATACACTCCTGTGTTTGGTCGAGCTTCGGTTCCCCGCTTCGGAGCCATTGATAATAAGACTTCGCTCACGAGAACACGGTGTGCTTCGATGATACCTTCGGGGCTATCGCGGAGTATTGCATCCTCGATGTCAGCCTCGGCTCGCTCAATACCCATGAATCGAGCATTTATATGCTCGGCATTAGGGGTGCTTGGCGTCGCATCACGACCCATCATAATGCCAGCACGTTCTGAATCTGGCAGTATCTTGGAGAACAATGGCTCTAAGTCTGGATGTATCTCGGCGTCGTTAGCGTACCTGTTAAAGATGTTCTCTACATAACGGGCAACCTTGCGCCAGAAGACTTCGTTTTGGACTAGGTCACCAGACTTTTTGCGTGATGCCCATAGGTCGAATTGCCATGCAAAGAACTCTTGAGGGCTTTCGTAGAAGTTAAACTCGGTTTCCTTGGGCCGACCAGCAGTGATGTCTTCGTTGACCTGTGCGTACTTGGACAGTTTATTCTTTTGATACGTCTGTTTGCCACCGGGAGAGTATGCTTCTTTAGCAACATTCCAGAACTCAGCACGGTCTTTAGGCGTAAGAATATGTTCATAGGCCCAGTGTGCGACCTCATGATATAGCTTAGATATATTAGGTATTTCGTCGTACTTGCCAAAGTTTAACAGTACGTCCTGCTCTGGTGTCCTAGCGTTTGCAATCGTAGAGGTAACCATCGGGTTGCCACCATCAGATCGAGCCTTAATTGCAGGGCCAATCGCAGTGTCGCCACCAAGACCTCGTATAAACTTAATCGCAAGATCAACCTCATCTGGCGCATACTTGGAAAAAAGTTCACGAACATTACTAACAGCTTTTGCCCTTGCTTCTTCTCCAACACGGATACCATTAGGCGCAATCTCGGAAAACTTTGCTTGGAGCAATGCGATTGCTTCGCCCAAGGCTTCGTGTCCTTGAGATGTCTTTCTCCAAGTCATGCTTTCTGCCGCTCTAAGGCCCAGCCAAAGCTCAGAGACTGTGTACTTTTCTTTGTCGCCCTTCTTTAAGAGCACCATTATCTTACGCTCTCGTGGAGAAGCCTCCCAATGCGTCTTAGCTGCGTCTTCTGGGCTTAATGATATGTGCGCTGACGCTTGGCCATCAGTTACGATTGAGCCTGATGCCCCATCCAAGTCTGGATTTGCGGGTAGCGTATCAAATATCTCAGTTAAAGAAGTCTTGCCACGTGGTGTGGTTGATGGTGCGTAGCGAATATCCCAGTCAGCAGGGTCTGGCTTGCGCGTACCAATAACATCAGCAGCCGTCGCTCCCATATCCGCTTGCTTCTTAGACATCATGCGGATGTTTGATGGGTCAGACTTCTCGCGGACAACGATAAGCATATCGCCCTTCTTGCCCGGAGTTGCTGTTGCTTTCTTCTTGCTAGAGTTAGCCACAGTATCAGCGAGTTCTTCGGCTCGTGCGACCAAGGCTTCTCTAAGAGCCACAGGATCATCGCTAAGCTCAGCAATCAGGTCGCCCATGTTCTCTTCAAAGCTACGCGATACTGGCTTTGACGGAGCTTCTGGAGCCTCTACGACATCAGCAGCGTCAGGTGTTTCTACCGTCTGCTTGATTACGGCCTTGCTTGATACTCCATCTCTGTTCTGTAAAAGGAAATCTATGCTCTCGTAAGAACGCTTTGTTACTGCGTCTACATAAGCAACTTCACCACCCCTCATGACCTGACGGCCATTGGCAGTGTTTACGACTTCACCTCTTGCTGTTGTGTATTCAACAATACCCGGAGCTGAGCCACGTTCTGCACGATCAAGACCATTGATCTTACGTGCTCGCTCAGCGTCCATGCCGTTTGCAATCATCTTATCTGTACGACGTTGCGCTTCTTCTAACGCTTTGCCTTTCAGTGGAGATGATGGCGGAGTTGTTGCTTCGGCAAGAGCGGCTTCAAAGCCAAATGTTGACGGTGTTACTCTGTTACCTCCAGTAACAGTGTAGTCCGATCCCTTTGATATACGTGTGCCTCGACGTAGCTGCCCCTGTATTCGGCCAGCAGTATTTCGGCCAGCAGTGGTAAACTTAGACGCATCCTCTATAGCCTCACCTGTACCACGCACAGGAGTTTGATCTCCTTGACCACGTCTGTTGACGAGTTCGAGGTTAGCCATAGCTTCGAGAGTATTATCTGAAGCATCAGGGTATTCTTTTTTCAGCTCGCGCTGTCTTTTCTTTAGGAACTTCTCTTCCGTCTTTGTCAGACGCATCGACATGGAAGATTCAGACGTATCAGCCTTATTGTTGGTGTAATCAAACAAAGCTAACAAGTCGTCTTTGTTCGTCTGATAACCAGCAGAAAGCATCTCCACCATGTTGCGAGCATCGACATCAGTAGCATTGCCAGCCGCTGCTATACCAAGTATTTCGTCTAGTTCTTCCCTAGCTTTGATTGCATAAGCATCTTCAATTCCACCTTTGCGACCCGCGATATTCCTGCGGACTGCGCCATTGGTTAGCCTACCGTCTTTTGCACGAGCATCGCCTTTGATGTTCCTGTAATCAACTCCCTCAGACAAAGCCCAGCCACGAACTTCTGGTAGTGCTGTGTTAGGTGATTGCAGATACTCTTCAGTATCAGCCGATGGCTTAATCTCTTGGGCATCCTCAGACTTCATCGTCTCAATTTGCTTGGATAGCTGACGCTTAGACTTAGCGTTCATCTTGCCTTCAGGAGCCTCGATAGCCCCCGCGCTTATCCACTCATCAAGCATGTCTCCATCAACAGAGTTCTCAGCAAGAATATCCTGTATTTCACCTTTAACCTTGGCTGTACTGTAAGTGAACTCAGTTGTGGGGCTGTCGTCGGGAGGGGGAGGGCCACCATCGACAACTTCAGGAACTTCAGTTCCAGCTCCGGCCCCAGCGGAGGGTTCCAAATCTACTTCTTCGGCAACTTCGCCCACTGCTACTTCGCCAGCGGTTGCGGCTAAACTTTCTGCTTCCGCTGCGACGTCTTCTACGTCTGGAGAGAAGCCAAGTATTTTACGCAGGTCTTCAACCTGAGCAGAGATAATGTCTGGGTCTGCATCAGCATCTATGGTTTCTATAAGAACCCTGAATTGCTCTTGAGCACGGTTGAACTGAACTATCCGCGCCCTGTTTTCCTTGAGCTGACCTTGATCCGCCGTCTGAGAAAGAGCGCGTATCTCTTCCTCTTCGTTCATGATGCGAGACTTCATGCCATCAAGTACATTTACCGTATCTCTAAACTTACGAAGGTCGTTGATTTCGCTCTCAGGAACGCCATCCTTCATAGCGCGTACAACGCTATCTTCAGCTTCCTTCTTCACAAGATTCAACTTAACGGCTGACTCGCCGTACTTCTCATTGAACGCAGCTTCGACAGGGTCTATCGGTGCTGCTTCTACGTCTGTAAGGACGTCTGGGTTTTCAGCAAACTGAGCGCGTGTACCCTCTGGGTCTGCAAGAAGTTGCTTAGCTTGGTCATTTGTTAGCTGACCGATAGTTCCGTCATCAACGCCCAGCTCACGCAGGGCTGAGACGTTAGGATTAGCGTTACGCGCACCGAATGCACCAGCACCAGCACCTAAAATACCACCAGTAAGAGCACCAGCACCTGCTCCAAAAGCTGTCGCGCCCAATGCTTCTGTTTGAGAAAATTCGTCACGAAGGCCAAGGGAAACATCCCTAGACTGACCAGCCACATTGATGATGCCTTCCTGAGCACCACTAATTGCAGCCTCTGTAAGAGCACCAGTCTTAGCACCTTGCTTGATGCCAGCGTACATGGCGTTCTTGCCCTGAGTTGCAGCCAGACGTGCGGCTGTACCAGCAGAAGCAAAACCTTTTGCGACAGGGACGAGATTAAGGGGGTCTGTTATGACAGCCGGGACAGCATCTTTGAGCATTTCCCACGTGCTTCGACCACCTTCTTGATAGAAGTTGGGAAGCCTGTTGTAGACTTGTTGGATGCGGTTCATCCGAGTTTTTTGTTCTGCGCCAGCTTGCTGTGCTTCGATAGCACCCATCACGGCTGAGCCAGTATTGAGAAGTTCCCACGTTTGATCGCTAAAGAACTTGTCAATCATCTCATCATTAGAGAGATAACGAGTGCGTTGCCCACTTTCTTGGTAATAAGAGCGAAGGTCTTCTATGAAGCGGGGGTCTTTTAGCTGGGAAACTACGTTAATGTCTTGAACGTAGTCTTGTCCCGTTTGTTGAGATGGCTCTGGTGTTTGGCCATAGGTTTCTAGGTCGGGCAGGTTTAACGAGTTAGTATATTTATCGGCCATCAGGGGTCTCCAGTTATCCGCAAGGCTATTTGCCTCAAAGATACTGGATTACCTGTGGTGTGGTCGTCCTTGCCTAGTCGTTACTGAAATTCGACGCCGCCTAGTAACTCTCGGTAACCGGGGTGTTGTGAAAGGAACTCTTCGTCTGCAAGCATGTAAGCCATAGGGTCGGCTATAAACTTCTTATACTCGTTTACATCCAAAGATATTTTATCTTGAATGGTTGTATCTTTCCCCAAGAAGCCGCCATCAATAAGCTCATAGTCTAGGTACGTTTTAACCATCGTAAGCTGTTCCCAAGTGTCTTTATTGGTGTCGTTTCTTCCCTGCCAAGCCGCCGAGCGTAAATCTTTCTTGAGTTGGTTCATTGCGTCGAGCGCGGTTTCTGCACGATTAACACCCTCAAGCGATCCTTGGTTATCAACAACTTTCTTTAGGGTGGCGTTGAACAACGGCGTCGCTACTTGGCTCGTTTCTGGGTTAACGTCAGGGGAGTTCTCCGCAGCTTTAATCTGCTCGATTACATCTAGCGATGCAGCTTCAATAAAGCTGCCAATAGCCACGCTCATTCCCTCAACCTCTTGGCCTAGCGCATCATGTCTGTCCGCATTGTAACCACCTGTTCCATGCTCAACCCACCTGTCCTGTCTGCGCTGTCTTTGGACGTGATTGTTCATAGAGGTCGTAGAGAACTGATTAATTTCAGACTGAACCTGAGCTAACAAAGTCTTTTTCATTTCTAGTGGCATGTCTTTGGCCATAATCAACGCTACATAATCTTCAGTTTCTTTGAATTTCTCAGTAACTTCAGTCTGGAAACCAGCGAAGTAATCATCGGCAGTAATAACATCGAAAGCACCATTGACCTGACGCATCTGCTGTCCGTAAGCATTTGCTGCGTCTGAAATAGGTCTAGTTAGTCCCATGACCTCGGCGTTGCCTCGGATTTGCTCTACGATTTGTTGCGGTGTTGGCTGCTCATTATCTCCAGCCGCCAAAATAATCTGGTTCGTCATCTCTGATGCTTGTTGAGCAAAGGCTGGGTTCATGTCGTAGCTCTGGGAAAGAATGGTCTCAACACCCTTGCCATTTTCTTTGGCATAAGCAAACAAGTCCTCGGCTCTTTTGTTATTGTTTTCAACGAACCTCTGTTGCGCTTCCACCGCAGCCGCTCCACTAGCAATTCTTGTCGTCTCTTGTTGTTTTCTTTGGTCTGCTCTGGAGATTTCGACCAGCTCATCCCACTCATCATAAAACTTGCTGACGTCTAACTTACCTTTTTCCACTCCATAGAAAAACTTAAATTCCTCATCAGACAAATTCTCAGTCATCTGAGCCAAATAGTTTTGCGTCCAGCCTTTCTTGTCGTTAGCAATTATTGAAGTCTGAGTGATAGCGTCATTTCTCATGGACTCTTTTATACGGCCAGCCGTTGTCCTTGCGCCATTAAGAATGGTGCGATTGCGATCATCGTCTGTAATGCGCTTTCTTTCCAAAGCATCGGCAGATACATTTTTGAAAAAATCTGAGGAAAAATTTGTATCCATCCCCGTTTCTCCATAAATGTCCTTGAGTTGTGCCGTCAACGCAGACGCATTCATAGTTGGTGTTGCGGCGAGTAAACGAAGACCTTGGCTTATAGCTCCTTCAAAACTATCTTGCTGTAACTTTTTTTGCTCTTGGCCATACAGCTCAGTTGTTCTGTCCAATAAACCTTTTGCCACGTCTTGTGGCAGTCCAAAATACTGACCAAGCTGCTCGGCGGTCACGTCTGTGCCAGCGGAGCTTTTGACGTACCGTAAAGCGTCTGGCAGATTTTCCCTAATTTGTCCTGTTACCAGTTTCTGACGGTAGCCTTGGTTAAACCTTGGCTGCGCCTTTTTCCCATACACATCTCTTCCCGCACCTTCTGGAAGGGTATTCATGAAAGTATCAAAGGCAGTGCCATAGTCATCTTCAGTAGCATTGGCCCCCATGCCCAGAATAGCTTGATCCATCCCACCAACCAATGACCCGTCCATTTTAGCCATCTGGTCAATTTCGGTAACGTACTGAGACATAGCTCGACGGTCACGATTACCTTTATTCTCTTTATCAATCGCTTCTATGATTTCCTTTCCGGGCAAACCGCGACGCAAGTAGTTGCTACCCCCAGCGGCAGTATCAATGAACTGCTGGAACTCTGCACCCGTGGCGTATGGGTTGCCTTTCTTAAATTCATTGAACGCATTAAGAGTATCTAAACGTGTACGTCTTTGAGTCTCATAAGACTTCGGTAACTGTGCGCCAAAACCTGCCCAAATACTCATCCCTAGCCCTCTCCCTTAGCTTTGGTTTCTTTAGATTTCTGGTCAAACCAACTCCATCCGGGGCCAACCTCGTTAGTGAAGTTAGCGAAAGAATCCGCCAGACCCGTACCCGCTGCCATCGCACTTCTCTGAGCATTGGCGTAATTGTTCTGTGCTGCGCTAATCATTTGATTGCCCATGTTTGATGCGTTGCTAAAGGAGTTAGCTGCATTGCCGAAATTCATGCTCATCGGGTTGTATATGCCTGACTGTATATTGCCGTAGGCAGTAGAGGCTGCACTTGGGTTATTTAAGTAGCCAGATAATTGTGAGCCAATATTCATTTGATCATATATACCTGTGCCAATGGCAATAGGAGCTTGGTAGTCGTTCGCACTGGCAACATTCCTATCATAAATACCTGTAGGAACTGCATTCAATAGATTGTACTGGCCTGTTGTCGAAGCAACTCCGGGGAGTTGTAACATGCCGTTCATAGCCATGCTTTCAAGACCTGTGTTTTCTCCAACTAGATACTTTCTACGATCCATCTGGGCGTTTCTGTCAGAAGAGTTCATAGCCTGTCTGCCAGATATGTATTTAGATGCGTCGTCGTATGCTGCACGTCTAGCTTTTGTGTACTGGTCTGCTACCTGCCGAGTAAGCTGCGCTCGTGTATCCTCTGCCAGTGTACTATCAGACATCCCACGCCTAACTAGCGTAGTTTCTGCGCTGCTGGCCATCCCTTGAGCGGCCCTATCTACGTCTGACATGTATTCGCCAGCACGTACATCGTACTCTGCGTCCACATCGCCCTGAGTCATGGGGTCTACCTGCATTGGCATACCCAGTGAATTAGCGAAGTCTTGAGAATTAGCTTGAACGGAATCAATTCGACCCATTAGCATATCTCTGAATTGATTCTGCTCTTCACGCTCAGCAGAAAAAGTATCTTGTGCTTCCTGATATTGTTGAATTACAAATTCACGCTCAATGTCAGACTTAGCTCGGTCTTCTAACAGACGTCGCTTGTCTTCATCGCGCTCACCAGACGCAACAGCCTGTGCTTCTCGCAAAGCTGCCATGGCTTCATCGCGTTCATCTTGAGCTAAGTCCCTGTTCTCTAGGTACTGCTCCAGCTCAAACTGTGATTTCCTAGCCGCTTCTTTGTCTTGCATGAGCTGACGTTCAATGACGTCACGACGCTCAGACAGCAACTGGTCTTGGTAGCCCTCGAACTCAGACAGTTGGTAACGGCGTTCGTCACCAGTCTTCCTACGATTAATCCGCTCCATGGCTCGTTGATATTGGTTCTCCTCTTGTTGGAGACGTCTATCATCCAAGCCAACAGCCATGTTAGCATTTTGCAATTCGCGGTTGCGATCAAACTCATATTGCTGCTGCCTCATAGACGCAGCTTCTGACTTTGCCGCTTTGTTCGCGCCGTATATACTTCCGGCTAAACCTAGTGCCGCAGAAAAAAGTGCCATTGGTTTTCCTCCGCCTAGATTCTAATTACGCCAAGATTGGAACTAAATGCAGACGGAGTAGCGGCATAACGAGGGTCTTCTTCTGCCCCGCTACTCACGAATGAGCTATATTGGGACGCGGTCATTGGTGAGAAGTCTCGATTCAATGCTGTTGAACCAAATCCTACTCCACCACGAGATGCCTCTTGTCGTGCCGCTGCCGCAGCAGCGTCAGACTTCAATCGCCTATCTTGATTGTCTAATGAGGCAATCATATCAGTGATTTCGTCCATGGCTTGCTTGGCGCGGTAAAGTCTTACCTCGCTTTCTTTGCCAGCAACACCGTCTCTAGCTGTATCGACGTCCGCGAAGTTATAGTAATCACCTGTTTTGATTTGCTCTAAATAGGTAATCATATCCTCTTCGAGTTTAGACCTATATGCCTGTAGCTCTCGAATCTTGGTATCAACTTCTCGTTGTCCGCCAGAAATGTTTGAGGAAATACCATCAACACGACCACCAGAGAACCTACCAAGTTCAGTACCAATGTCACTCAATCGGCTAGAGGCGTCATAGAAGGCGTCCTCATTGTAAAGCTCAATGTCGCCAAGGCCACCTGTTACACCACCTATGCGACCTTGAATTGCATCCAAGGCGGTTTTCCTGCTTCCTCGCAATGCGGAGCTTCGGCCAGCGATTGTATCGTAATAAGGCTGTAACGCAGTGTCGTGAGAACCAACAGGGACAAGATCAGATGCGAATGTACCTGCGTCTTGCTTGAAGTCTGAAAGGGACTGGTCTAAAGCGTTCAGCCCACCCATGCTGTACATGTCTGTACTGAAGGCAGAGTCACGCAAGGCACGAATATCGTCTCTTGTTTTAACCTGATAGTCAGATACACGATCCATCTCTGTATTATAATCTGAGGTAACACCCGACAAACTAGTGAGAGGATCATTAAAACCAGCAAGCTCGTCGTTGAAATCAAACCCAAGCTCAGAGTTAAACTGACCTGCTTCTCGTCGTAGTGTAGCAATTTCAGCTTCTAGTTCTTTAACGCGACCCATATCAGTTATGCCAAGACCAGCGGCTTCATTGGCTAGGGTGTTGGCACTCGTATTTAACCCTGTCTCGTAAGTGCCAATCCTTTCAAGCTCTGTGGATTTTTGAGCATCAAGAGCAGCAATCTTATCCTCTATGCTCGTAACATAATCATTGACTAAGTCACCGTTGCCCCCATAAATGGATTGTCCATAGACCCATCCGATTGCAGGTTTCTGCCATCTTGCGCAATACCAGATAGAGTATTCTCGAAACCAAGTAAGTCTGAGGTTATACCAGCACGGTCTACTTCGTTATTAAATTGGCCCCCTCTTAGATCAAGTTCCTCAGCCGTATCAATGAACTGATTAAAAGCGGTCTCACGCTCACCATACAAGCCATCAATGTTTGTACTGAGCGTTTGCCCCCTATCGTATATGTCGTCGCCCAGAGTAGTATTGGCAGTAGACAATGTAGGCATGTTACCAATAGTAACCGCCCCCCAAGGAGACTGAACTACAGGGCTGAAGATGGGAGAGTCCCCAAAGCCTTGAGCACTTGCATCTAAGGTGCTGTAATCAAACCCAGATAAGGCTGAAGAGAATCCAGCTAAAGGGTCTTCGTTGACGTCCGCTGTATCAGGGTCGTCATACAAATCATAAATACCCGCGTTGTTAAACGCATCTTCTCCACTAGCAAGATTTGTTGCTGCATTGGTTAAATTGCTGTTAAACGCATCAACACCAGAGTTATATGTGTCAGCCGTCGTTTGGTATCCCGCCAGTGTATCCGCTGCAAATTGTTTCTTTTGCGCCGTATAATCTGCTGGTGGGGCTGGGCTATTAGATGATCCACCTCCGCCTCCGCACATATTACTTCTCCTTCTTTCTAGTCCATGAGAACTTTACAAATGGTGAGGGGTAGTAGCCCCACCCATCTACTCTTTGAAAATCTTTTATACCGCACAATCTAAGCCACTTGAGCGACTGTTGATTTGCGGCGTGACAATAATTGTATCCGTGAGGGAACTTTTCCATTAAACCGCGAACCCAAACGCGAGACTCTTTGAGAAACTGTTTCGTGTAGTTCTTTAGGTCGTCAGACGCGAGCAGCCACGGTACGCAGCTACCTCTCTCATCTAAACTCCAACCAAAAATACCTATCACTTCGTCCTCATCATTGTATGCTGCATTCACTTCGTTCGAGACCACCCATGAATACTGTAAAATTTCATCCGGGGTCATCCCGTGGCTGCACCAAACTTCGATCCTGTCTGCGTCTCTCATTTTAGGAGCTAGCTCGTCTAAATCCTCTTGAGTTGCCGCTCTATATCCCGCCATAATTTACGTGCTCAATACTCCAACTGAATATGTGACTTCTAGGTTTGCCGCTGATGACGCACCAGTAACCGTGTATCCAATCGCGTGACTGCTGACTATGTTGGTAACTTCTATAGGCGTTCCCAAAACAGACTCGTTACCTGCTGATGTAACAGCAATGATGTCGCCGTAATTTACCCCGTCTATATTAATCTGGATGTTACAAGTGCCACTAGACAAGAGAGCCGAAACAGCTTCTATCCTAATCTTTTGTTTGTATATTCTCTGGATTGTGTACGTCTGATTAGTGGCGGTAGCTTGAATGTCATACATGCTGGTGCTGGACAGGTTGGAAGGAAGCTGACTAACGGGCAACCGTCCAGTGCTATCCAATGATGCCACGCCATTTGCGTTGCCCTTATCTGTAACATTTATAGCTGATGATAGATCAATCGACCCATACTCAAGAGCTGTACCAGTTCCATTTACCTTAACGAACTGACCTGCATTTCCTGTCGCAAATGTAGGGAGAGATGAGTCTGGAGAAGTCCGTAACCATTGAGTGCCATCATAGAACTTTAACTGGTTAGGAACCTGTGATGTATCGTGCCATAAGTCACCAGTAACTGAGCTTGTTGGTGTAGTAGGAGATACAGACAACTTTGCTTTGTCAGAAAGGTTAGTAACAAGATTTGCCACCTTTGCCTGAGTTAACGCACCATCATTTATCTTTATTTTTTCGAACTTAATTAAACCACTGTCAGTGTGTACGAAATTTTCCTCGAACATGAGGCCAGTGACGGCTTGGACAGATGTGTTCTCAACTGTGATAATACTGACGAGGTTGTTTACTGGTACACCCGTGTTGAACTGGACAGTGTTTTGATCTGCAATAAGTGTGTAATCGTTTGTGCCGCCATCGCGCTGAAGGATACCGTTCTTATAAACCTGTAGCTTAGTATTCTCATCAAAGGTGAACGGGAAGTTGATCTGTGTAGCAGTTGTGAGCGTATCCACACGGCTATAGCCAGTGATTGATGTCGCTCTGATCTTAAAGATACTTATTATTTGCCCTGCCGTCACACCAGAGTTAAAAGTAACAACGCCTGAAGATGTACTGCCTCCGGCTGCGTCTTTAGTGTAGTCATCTGCCGCGCCTTCATTCTGTAAGACGCCGTTTACATAAACTAGAAGTTCGTCTGTCGTAGCAAAAGCATAATCGAATGCTGTTTGAGACGCAGTCGCGGTAAAGTTTGCACGACCAAAGATGATAGGAGCACCAATTTCGCCAACAGTCTGGCCCTTCTCTCCTCGCAATTCAGCAAGAGTGATGAGGGTTTTCCAACCTGTTGTTTCGCTGGCATATTCACCAACACGATACTGGATGCCAGTTGTGGCGTCTTTACGAAACTCTACTGGGCCGTCCCAGTTACCGTTGGCGTCAAAAATCTTAGCAAAAAGCTCACCAATTGTTTTGTTGCCAAGTTCTGCCGCGTTCAAATAGCGCACAACAGATTCAAATTCAGTATTGATATTGCCGCTCGAACCGTAGTTCTGTGGGTACTGTTGTCTTATTCGCGCCATCTTTTTACTTCCTCACATTGACTGCAAACCCGATGATCCTCATTAGGCCGCTGCCACCAGTTGTCTTTATCCTGTATTGAGCCGCACGGTAGCGGTGTAGCCATTGTCGCTCGTATTGACGTGATAATGGCACACCAGCAAAGTGATTGTCGTCCGCTGTATCATCCACCTCTATGACCATTGAGCCAATAATGTTGCCACTGTCATCTTGTGCATCAATGGCTATCTGGCCCTTGCCAGCAGCTTGGATGATTATAGAAACTGTTTCTTTAGTTTCGGACAAACTACCGTGCCATAAAAGTGGAGTAAGTACTTCCATTTCAGGAGTTACTGACCCCTCGTCCTCCGCTTCTGGCTGAAGAATCTTGTAGACCCCGCCCGTAGTTCCAAACAATAACTGGCCATTAAGGAATGATCCGCACCTAGCTCGCAAGAAATCACCTGTTGAATACTTTGGTATTGATTCACCAGACTCAGGGTTCATTGATAGCGTCAGACGTGTGCAGAGTTCGTTGCCCGGCAGAGGGAAGAAGACGTGGTACTGACCATTATCTTGGTCAAAAACTGCGCTTATCTTCTCAGGGTTATCGACGGAGTTGAACAGCTCCCGATACAGTAAGTCTATTTTGTCCGACAGGCTGTAAGAATACACGAGTATTCCGTTGTCTTCCGATCTCTTGATCGAATGGATACCAGATCGCGAGCAGAAAAGCAGGTCTGTCCCTGCGTTTTGAATTGTATTGTGGCTCGCACAGCCGATGAAAATGTTCGCGTTGTCGTCTAGTAGCCATCGTGTGTAATCCGGGTCTGTTCGGTAAATTAAGGCTCTGTCTGCTGCGAAAACAACAAGTCTGTTTTGTTCAAAGGAACCAAGCCCAGTGATTTTGTCGGCAGTGCCGAGAAAGTTTGCTACATCAAATTCAAATGCTTTTGCTTTATCTTCTGAATCTTCAGCCTCATCGTCTGACCATATCTCATCTTGGTTTACACGAGACACATAGATGCTCGTTTCATTTCCTGAAACTCCAGCAACAACAAGTCTTGACTGAGTAGACGTGCTATATGCAGGTCTTAGCAAGTCCATTGCTGGAGAGGCATTAGCGTAAAACTCTGCACCGTCGAAGCGTCTGAGCTGACGAGCCTTAGCTGAGAAGATAATATTTCTGTTAAAAACAGTAGAAGTTACAACATCGCTAGACGTGTAGGCGTTCTCAACAATCTTTCCAGCGTCAGACTTCAAGTCTAATCCAGCCCCCGTTCTTTCTACGAACACGAATTTGTTCGCGCCATAGAAACTAACGTGCTCGATAGTACTAGTTCCGCTGACCTTTGTAGCCGATGGGTCTCTGACCATCTGCCCACGCCAATCACAAGACCCATTCTTAACAATCGACAGGTGTTGAGACTTGCCTGTATCAAGAGATGTTATGTCTCTTGACGTATCAAGACCTTGAAAATCTTCATACGCGAATGTCGTTACTCTAATACCACTGGGTGATTTTACTCCAGCCATTACGAAGTTACCGTCCCGTTATACTTATTAGTTGTAAGACCTTCACTGTTCCTTTTGTTTGTCCCCCCGTCAGTTATCTTCATCTGTATCTTTGTATTTCCATTGACGGAATGCCACATGTGTTGGTTTAAACCCTTGTTATACATAGGCATATAGATACTAACCTTGTCGCTGGCTTGCTGTAAGGCGTAATGATACAAAAGACCTTGGATAATAATCGGGTCTGGAACTTTCCGAACATCGGTAGAAGAGGTGTAGTAATCAATCGCCGTACCATCGTGATAAGGATGTGTGCGAACGTCATCTATGACCATGTTGGCAAATTCTACAAACATGAGCAGCACATCTCCGTCGATTGTTCCGGGGTGAAAGTCACCAAACCTGCGGAGTGCTTGCATTGCAAGCGTCTCTAGGGGTGAGTTTGTATCCCCGATGTGCGAGTTGAGATTACTCTGTTCGGCCATAATTATTTCCTAACAATTCGTCCATTCATAACGAAATGGTTCTGAGAGAACCTATCTGCATCATCAGGCTCAACCCTGTACTCAAGACGGCCATTGCTGAAGTTACGGATAGGAGATATTCCAGCGACCTCGAACATTGATGGTTCGGTATTGCGCGACTCAAACCAAACAAATTCTGGCTCAGGTGCTTTAACTGGGGCTGCCTTTTCCTTGGGCTTCTCAGCCACTTCCCACGCTTCATTTACATCAGGGGTTTTAGGATCGTCAGATTTAAAGTGTCCAGTGTCGGTTCTTGCCCGACGTTTAATCGTCTTCGTATTCATGTTTATCCTCCGAAAAAAGAAAGGGGGTGCATTGCACCCCCTTAATATCGCTCTTTTATAAAGAAAGGTCGTCCCGCTTATGAAGCTACGCGGGTGTTCCAGTTCTTAATATAAGCATGTGTCTTGTCCTGAAGTAATTCAAGACCGCACTCAGTCATGTATTCACTGAGTACCGCATCTAAATCAGGTGCTTGACGGTTTTCCAACAACTGTGTGTCGCGACCTTGGAGGTAACGATACGACAGGAATGGGAAGTCTACTACCAGCATAGCGTTCTTCATGCCCGGAATCTGACGGAACTGAGGATGTAAATGCACCATCAAATCACCCGCGAACGAGGAATACTTGGTAAGACTTACACCGTAAGATCCCTCAACAGACGTAGGAGCCCAACGGTCTTTACCAATCTGCTGTAGCTGATTAGCGACGTTTTCGCCAACAAAAGCAATCTTCTGTGAAGAGCCATACTTAAAGATGGTAGAGATCAGCAAGCTGTCAAAACCTTCTTCAGTCATTTGCCCTGCACCAGTACCACCGTAAGAAGCGAAGTCGCTGTTAATGTCGACTACATTGGTGAGGCTGTTGATAAGACCGCCAGTGAAACGAGTAGGCTGAGCTGTTGAACCATTGCTCTCATGCTTCACACCAAACAGCATCGCACGTTCGATGTCTGACATGTGTAACTTGAGGGCTTTAGTCATTGCTTCGTCCATCTTGTCGCCAGTACGCAGATGCGTAGAGTTCAACGTATTCGATACGCTAAACGCTGTGCGGAAGATTTGGCAGAAGTTGTTAGCTACGACGGCATCAAATGAGATAGCAGTCGGAGCTGATCCACCTTCAGACGCAGCATAACCAGCAATGAACATCTCAGCATTATCAGCAATCTGGTGAGCAGTGCCGCCGATATTACGGGTCGCAGTCAGGGTTGTACCTGTTGTGTCCGCAGTCACGTGCATTACTTCGCCAGTTGCGCTGTTGATAACGATTGAGCCGTTAACAGCAAACTTGTTGTCGTCAGACGCATCAATGGTGATAGTTGTAGTAGATGTACTAGCTACAGCTCCATTAACTTTCATCTTACGATCAGGAAGCTCATCTCGGAAGTTCTTGAACTCTGGATCGTCAGTTGCTTCAGACGAACCCATAGCCAACAAAGCGTTGAGAGGGGCATTTCCTTGTGGTTCTAAGAGAGTGTATAACTCTCGGTAATTCTTGGGGCGGAAGTCAGACGAAAACTCGCCAGTCCCGCGCAATCCTTGGATAGCAGCCATGGTTAAATCTCCTTTGAGGGCTGTTAAAGAAACGGGTTAGGTCGAGCAACGCGGAATATATCCATCACGTATGCCCTAGTTGTTTATGCGGCTGGGCCTTAGCGCAACCATCTGCATTAAGTAGAATATACGCCTAAAGAAAAGTTTTTTCGTCCCTAACAAAAAAAACCCCCCAGCCTGTAGTTAATACCTAGCAAACTGGGGGGTAATACTTACTTATTTCAAAGTAAGCAGGGGAGAAATTACGCTATCCCTTTTTTATTCATAGCTGTCTGAGTGAATTTGTCGAAGGTGCTATCGCCAACTGGAGCCGATTCATTCGATCCGCCACCGGGAGTTGATCCCAGAGAGCCAGTGAATGCTTGGCGGCGTTGCGATATGCCACGCATACGTTCCATCTCAGGTGAGTCCATATTGTTCTTAAAGTCTGACATTACATTCACTGTAAGCTGCGGATCAGCGAAGTCTTCCAAGGTGTAGCCACGCTCGGCAGCGAACACCATGAAGTCTTGAGCCTTTTCAGCAGGTAATTTCAAGCCTTGCTGTACGCGATCCAAGTTGTTGGCTATCTGCTGTCTAACTGCTTCA